TGATTTTTTAGAAAAACTCATTGTTAAATCAATGATGGTTGATAAGAAAATTTTAACTCTTGTTTGTAGTGTATTTGAATCAGAATATTTTGATGACCCATCAGTAAAATATGCTTTTGAATATTATCAAAAACATTTAGATGAATTTCACCAAATTGCACCAACAGAAGCAGTTATAAATTCAAGTGATGATAAAATCAATATCAAGGAATTATTTAGCGAAGTAAATTCTATTGATTATAATATTGCTAAAAATCAAGATCATTTATTAACAGAAATTAATTTCTTCCTTAAAGATAAAGCCATAAAAAGAGCAATGGTAGAAGGTGTTGATATAATTGATAGTGGTGGAGATGTAAATTTATTAAGAGAAAAAATTGAAAAGGCTTTATGTAAAGATATAAAAATTGATTTAGGATTAGACTATTTTAAGAATTTAGGGTCAAGACTTAAAAAGATATTTACAGCAACAGATTATAGAGTGCCAACTTATTTTCCTCAATTTGATGAATTTATAAATGGTGGTTTTCCTCCATTTACTCTTTCTGTTTTAGTGGCAAAAATTCATGGTGGAAAGTCACAGTTAATGGCAAACATGGCAGCAAGGCAAGTTTTACATGGACATAATATTGTATTATTAACATTAGAAATGTCTGAAAATGAATTTGCCCAAAGATTTGACTCTATATACTCAAAACTTGATATAAATAGAATTTATATATCAGACAAACATAAAGGTAAATTAGTAAAATCTCTTAAAGAAATAAGAGATCAAGAAGGTAGAGGAAATTTATATATAAAACAATTCCCAACTGGTGCCGCATCAGTTATGGATTTTAAAACATATCTTCGTGAGTTAATTATAAGAAATATAAAAATATCAGTTATATATGTTGATTATATTAATTTAATGAGAGCAGCATATAAACAATACGGTGATATGTATAGTTCAGTAAAAACAATAGCTGAAGAATTAAGAGCATTATCATTTCAATTTGAAATACCAGTTATTTCAGTAAGTCAATTAAATAGAGAAGGTTCTTTTGTTGGGTTTGAACAAATTGATTTTAATTATATTGCAGAAAGTCATGGTGTTCCAGCAACAGCAGATTTTATGTCAATTTTAGGTGTTGATGAAGACGCCATGGTATATCAAAACGAAATATGGTATAAAATTGTAAAGAATAGATTAGGTGGTCGTGTTGGTGAAATTAATATGTTCTATCACGATACAAGAAGTTTAAAAATATATGACTCAACAGAATTAGATTTATGGATGAGTGAAAAAGAAATATCAGGTGATGAAAGAAAAATATATACAAAAGTAAGACGAGAACAAGCAAACAGTAACAGGAGAAGATAATGGATGATAAAGAATTATTAAAACATCTTCCTGTGTTCCCACACAAAGAAGGTGGAAAAAGATTTACTAAAGAAGAACTTAAAAGTTTAGTAGAATTTTTTAGAGAACATTTAGAAGAAGAAAAAGAAAAATGTGTATATTGTAATTCAATAACACCTTACAAAAAAAGTGATGATATTAGTATAAGAGATTATTATGTTGAAGGCGCTGGTCAATTATGTATTACTTGCTTTTTTGAAACATATGGGGGTATATAACAATTTTTAAAAATATTTTTTATAATAACAAACAATCAATAATTCATTTATGGGAGCAAATAAATGGTAAAGATACACACACTCAAATTGATTGGGTACCATATGTTTATATTCCATTTCAAAATTCAGAAATTAAAACAATAGATGGTATATCTGTTAGAAAAAAAGAATTTAGTACCTATTATAATTATTATGAATGGCAAAAAAATAGCAGTGCAAAAATGTATGAAAATAAAGTAAGACCTGAAGTACAATTTTTAGCTGAAAGATATTATGACATTCCAGATGATGAGTTATCTGTTCCAAATTTAAAAGTATATTATTTAGATATAGAAGTTAAAGCAGATAAAGGATTTCCAGACCCTAAAGAAGCAAATGATCCAATAACAATTATATCAATTTATGATAATAAATTAAAAAAATCTATATCATTTGGTATAAAACCATTAACCAAAAAATTAAAAGATAATATATTTGTTTGGTGTAAAAACGAAGAAGAATTACTTATTAAGTTTTTAAAATATATGAATAAGTATCCATGTGATGTTCTTTCAGGTTGGTTTATATGGAATTTTGACTTACCATATATTATTAATAGAACTATTAAATTATTTGGTGAAAAGAAAAAAATTGAAGAAATTAATATTGATATAGCTGGTGTTTCAATAATTGATTATTTTAATATTTATAAATGGTATAGTCCTAATAAACTTGAAAAATATACTCTTGAATATGTTTGTCAACACGAACTTAGTATTGGAAAAGTGAAATATATAGGTTCTCTAAATGATTTATATGTTAATGATTGGATAGAATATGTTAATTATAATATTACTGACTGTAAAAGAGTTAGTGATTTAGAAGACAAACTTGGATATATAAAACTAGTTCAATCACTTTCACTTTTATCTAAAGCACCTGCAAAATATTATAATGCCATGACTCAACTTATTGAAGGTGCTCTATTAACACATTATAGAAGAAATGATATGTGTGCTCCATATTTTGCGGGTGGTAGTCAAGAAACATTTGAAGCTGCTTATGTAAAAGAACCAATAGTTGGTATGCACTCATGGATTATTGATATTGATATTACTTCATCCTATCCATTTCATTTAATAGCTTTAAATATGTCAAATGAAACATATATTGGTAGAATAACTGGACTAAAAGAAAGTCAAATAATATATTATGTTAAAGAACGAGAGTTTAGACCATTTACCATGTTTAAAGAAACAACTGGTGTATCAGAAATAAAAGGAATTAAATTAACAAATTTTAATAAAGTTTTAAAAAAGGGACTAATTGCAATTGCTCCTTGTGGTTCTGTTTTTTCAACATCAAAAATTGGTGTGATACCACAAGTTGAAAAAAATGTTTTTTTCAAAAGAAAATCAGTAAAGCAAAAAATGAGAGATTTAAAAAATACAGCTTCTAAAATGAAATCTGGTAAACAAAAAGATAAAATGTTATCAAAAGCACAAGAATTGTTCTCAAATCAATGGGCTTTAAAAATTTGGTTAAACGCCGTATTTGGTATTCTTGCTGTTCCATATAGTAGATATTTTAATACAAATATTGCAGAAGCAATCACTTCTTGTGGTAGACATACAATTAAACAAGGTGAAAAATTTGTTAATGAATATTATAGTAATAAAAATATTGATGGATTACCAAACGATTTAATTTGTTACATAGATACTGATAGTCTTTTTGTTAGACTTGGTGATTATTTTGAACTGTTTGACCCAAAATGGAAAGACAAAAGCCAAAATAAAAAAATAGAAATTATAAAAGAAGAATCTAAAAAAATTGAAGACTATGTTAATAAAAGAATATTTAATGAAACACAATTACTTGATTATAATTCACAAGTTAAAGATTTTAAAATTGAATTTAAACAAGAAATTATTGCTAAGTCAGCATTATTTTTAAAGAAGAAAAAATATGCTTATTGGTGTGTCGATGAAGAAGGAACACCTGTTGATAAAATGTCTGTCACAGGTCTTGAAATTGTAAGGTCTGATAGTTCTGAAGCAGTTAGACCAAGATTAAAACATATAATGGAACTGATTTTAAAAAGAAAACCAGAAGATGAAATAACAGAAACAATTATTAAATATAAAAAAGAATTGCTACAACTTACACCAGAAGAACTTGCTGCAAATATTGGTATTAATAATTTAAGAAAATATATTGTTAATGGCAAACCAACAAAAGGAACACCTTGGCATGTAAAAGGTGTATCAAATTATAGAAATCTTCTTAAAATTTTAAATATTGAAAATGATTATGAAGATATACATGAGGGATTAAAAGCAAAAGTAGTATATATAAAAAAGAATCAATTCAATTATCAAACAATAACATTTCATATATGGCCAAAAGAATTTGATGATGTATTACAATTTGATAAAGAAATGATGGTCAAAAAGTTTTTTATCAATAAAATTAAAACACTTTTAGAACCAATGAAAAAAGAATATTTAATAAGTGGAGATATTAAAAAAACAATAGATTTATTTTTTTAGAAAGGAGAAATGATGGAAAACAATTTTGAAGATTTTGATGAACTTGATTATATTATGGAATATATAGCAGAAAATTGGAGATATATTAAAAAAGAAGAGTTGTTAGATTTAATTGATAATTCGTATAATCTTGGTTACACTGAAGGTGAAGTCATTGGTTATAGAAAACATTCTGATGATACTAATGGTGATGATAATGATATGCGAGATAGTTATGATGAAGGTTTTGAAGAAGGACGCGATGAAGGACGCGAAGATGGATTTCAAAATGGTCTTCGTCAAGGTCGTGAAGAAAACAGTAGTTCTAGATATGATGCAGGATTTGAAGATGGACGTGAAGAAGGTATTAACACTGGATATGATACAGGATTTGAAGAAGGAAATCGACAAAGTTATGATGAAGGATTTGAAGATGGAAGACAAGAAAGTTATGATAATGGATTTGAAGATGGTAAAAGAGAAGGACACGAAGAAGGTGTAGAAGAAGGTTATGAAGCAGGATTTGAAGAAGCAAGTCAATAAAATTATAAAAGAAAGGAATTAAAATGAAAAAGATTAAAAAAGAAAATTTAAAAATTGTAGAGTTAGCAAAGGAAAAGATTAGTGGTATAAATTTTAATAAGATTTTTTCTGTAGCAATAGGAATTATGTTACTATTTTCTGTTGCAATAAATGTAAATTATCTTACTAAAACACCAGAAGTTGTTGAAAAAGAAGTTACTATTGAAAAAGAAGTTATTAAATATGTTGAAAAACAAGGTGGAACAACAACAGATAAATTTATTGTATATCTTAATAGTAGAATAGACCCAGTTACTGCAAAAACAATTTCAAAAGCAGTTGATGAATCAAGTAAAAAATATTCATTACCACGAAAACTTGTACTTTCAATAATTAACAAAGAAAGTTTTTTTAATCCACTTTCTAAAAGTCATAAAGACTGTGTTGGTCTTATGCAAGTA